TGATTCTCCTGTTTGTTAGTTGATTAGGGTTTCCTGCGGTGCTGACACTCAACAGACACAGCGGTGCTTACACTCAACTGCTAGTCACAAGTTTACAAGCATAAAAAAACCCCAGCTCAGGAAGGGGGCCGAGCTGGGGCTAAAAAACTCTTTAGCGAGTTTCTTTTATGTCAATAACCCTTGCTTCTTTGGCTGGGTTATTTGAGTTCTTGTTGTCAAGTTCCCAGACTGCTTTTGCAAGCTCGTCTGCTATCTCAGCAACAGCACCGGCTGAAGGGTTGCCGGCAGCCTTTAGTATAGCTGACTTGATTTCATCTTTAGTTGCCATGATTAGATTGCTTTCAGTAGTAGGTCAAACTGTTTTTTCTTTAGATCTAGCAACTCAAGGCCATTGTCACTAACAACTTCCTCTGAGTCGGGCTGTGCTTTTAACTTGCCAACAACATCGGTGATTAGGGTTGCCTGAGCCTCATCAAGGTCATCGCCGGACTCTAGCCTCAGCAGTGCATCGGCAAGCTTGTCTGGGTCAATTGCTTGGTTGGTAGATCTAACGGTTGCGGTGGTAGCAGGATAGGCAGCAAAGGACACAATACTTGCCTCGAATAATCTGACTGATTCCAAGGTTCTTGTTTTCCCATCTGCCGACCATGAATCCTTGATGACATTGAAGCCAAAGCTCATGGAGTCTATAACCTTAGTCCTAAGTAGCTCGGCAACATCTCTGCCTCGCGTTGTGTTGGGAAGTTGTGCTGTGACCTTTAGGCCTCTATCATCCTCGACAAGTTGCATGGTGCCACCTCTTAGAGATGCAAGTGGTTCACCTGCGTCATGGTTCCAGAGTAGCTTTACCTCGTTGCGAGATTGTAGAGAACGCTTGAAAGCACCAGGGGCAACATACTCGATGAAGCCACCTAGATCCTCAGAAGGGCTGTTGAATACCGAGGCATAGCCAGTAAAGCTCATACCATCACCCTCAGCTCTAACCTCGAAGTCAACGCTGTTGGTTCTGACCTCTTGTTGTTTAACCTGTGGTCCGTCAATCTTTAGGGCAATCGCTCTTGCGACATCTAGCCACTTGTTTTGTTTAGTCATCCTGGTAGTTTCCTCTGCTCTGATTCTAGCAATAACCGAATCAGCGTAGTCTTTGGTGCGTAGTGCAGCTCGTCTGTTTGGACCTGATCCCCAAAGCAAGTGAGCAACAACACCGGCTGATGGGTAGTTGTCTGAGTTGGGGTTTGCATCTGGGCTATCTAGGTCAACAAGGTGTCGAGCAATCCAAGCTGAAAGTCTTATCCATTTGTCATCGCTGACTGTGCCCTCTGCCATAGCTCTAGCTTCTCGGATAGTGCCAGGTGTCACACCATCACCAGCAAGACCTTGCTCGTAATACTCAAGTCCACGCCGAGCTGCTGCTCTCATGTAAGCAGGTGCCTCTTGGTTGATAGCTCTTTCCTCAGACAAAGGTAGATCGTCAATCTTGGTAAGGGTAGAGAACTTGTGCCCAACCTTGGTTGCTGTTTCTAGCCAACCATCTGACACTTCTCTGTAAACAACAATCAGGGCAGCAGGGTCATCCTCAGTGCCAGTAATTGTGAAGTCGCTGTTTGGCACATTTATCTGACCATCTCTGACAATACGCTCAATCTTTCCTCTAGCTCTGCCACCGCTTGAGTTCCAAGAAACAAAGTCATTGACTATAAGTGCATCAGGTGCAGCTCTTTCCTCATCGTTAGATTGCCAAGCGTTGCAGTAGTATGCACCATCAACAAAGGCATCCCAACGCTCACACCAAGCTTTATCACCCTCGGCGTTTAGCCGTGACTCATCGTAAAAGAAACAGTTGCCACAGGCTCGGCCTTCTGGCACATCCTCAGATAGAGCGGGGCGATAGTTGTCAGGCAGATTAGCTTCGCCTTCATCCTCAATCTCTTGCTGGTCAGGCTTATCCTCAAGCTCGACAGCAAGCATAGTTGGAGCTGGCACCTTTTCTAACTTGAATAAATTGAGAAGCATGAACTTTTCATCAGAGCTAAAGATGCCCTTTTCATACTCGTAGATCTCGACAACAGCGAACTGGTCCTGAACCATCGCTACCTTGCCCAGCACAGTTGGGTCAAGCGGTGACCAGCTAACCCAATCACCCATGTTGAGGGAACCTAAAGCAGCTCGCTCACCCTCAAAAGGTTCCTCAGTGTCAATAGAGATTGCGACTGCTTGGTCAATGGCTGATTCTTTTGTGTCATGGCAACCTAAAACTTCACCAGTGTCTTTGACAACTGCCCAGCCTGAGCACTCTTCTGATTTGTCTGTGATGTAGTAAGGCATTATCGGACCACCAAGATTCTTAGATTGCTTGCTTGATTGGCTATGGCGTAAAGCTCATCACCAGGTAAAAGTTGTAAAACATTAGTTTCTGTTGCTCTAGCATGCATCCCATTAGCCAAAGTGACATCAGGACCACCAACAAAGATTTCGTGGTTTTGATTGTGCTCGTGATTGTGGATGCAGATGTGTTGCACATTTACGCTCTGAGGCACCACTAAAGTCCTAACACCCTGAGCCAAGTCATAGGCAAAAGTCTTGACTGTCATTAGACCTCGTAAACAGACTCAGGATCAGCAGGGTTGATTTGTGCAACACCTTGTAGCTGGACTGTTGGGACTCCGGTGTGTTGGATAGCTGGCAAGCCCATGACAGATAGCACATCGGCAGGGTCGAATCCTGAGTTGACTAGCTTCTGAGCCATGCCAACTCGCTTATCGGTTGCTACTAGCTCGGCTGCGTCAATGTTCACATTGGCTAGTGGCACTCGAATAATCTCGCCACCTGCAATCGGTGGCAGATCCTCTAGTCTGCGAATGTCGTTGATGGTTAGGTATCCAGCTTGTAGTCCTGTTGAGTAAGCACCAAAGCGTGTTGCAGCATCACCGCGAAGTAGGCCATCAAGTGTGAACTTAATAAAGGCAGTTGATCCACCTGGTTCGTTAGCCATCAAAGGGGTAAAGGCTGACTCTAGCTTCTGAACGATTGGGCGAAGTGTGTGGGTCACAAAGGCGATGTTGTTTTGCTCAACGCTTGAGTAAGTGTTGGTGCCTGGTAGTCCTAGAAGGTGTGGTGGGATGTTGAAGGCTCTCGCCACATCCTCAACTGCCATCCTGCGTGAGTCAATAAACTGTGCCTTGTCGTTTTCTACTGTGGTCTGGACAAACTTAGCTCCACCAGATAGCACTCCGGTCTTGTGGGCTTTTCTAAATCCCTTGTGTCTTGCATCGAAGCCGTCAACTAGGTTCTTAGCTTGGTCTGGTGTTAGGTTGCCAGGGAACTCAATTATGCCGTTAGTGCTTGCACCTTGACCAAAGAATCTAGCAGCGTAGGACTCAAGTGCAATAGCAAGTCCAAAGTTATCTTTGAGTGCAGTCACGCGAGAGATACCGCGAATCTCACCTGGGCGAACTAGGTCAGGGATGTGGATAATCTCATCTTTAGTAAGTGGCTTGCCTTCACCCTCGTAGGTGTAGATAACTGAGCCGATTTTGTCTTTGCGAATCTCTACCTTGGCTGGGTTTAGCACTGTCATGTTTACAACCCGACCTTGACGATCTCTAAAGGTTCTGACAAAGCCGTTGCCATCAAGCAACATAGAAACAATTAGCGAGCCGTAAAAGGCTTCCTTGGTAGTGTCAATGTCTGGTTGCTGTACCCAAGCTGGGCGAGGTCTAAATGCAAAGCGAGCACCATCTCTGCGAATGTAAGAATCAACTGGCAAGGTTGAGATTGTGTCAGAGATAAGACTGACCGCTGAGAAGATTGCGTTGACCTTGAATACAGTTTCATTGTTTACGATTGTGCCCGACTGATTCATTACATCAAGGTCATTTCCGGCACCCCAAACTGTCTGAAAGCTGATGGCACGCTGCTCGAATAGATTGTTAAGCACTTAGTTATTTCCTTTCGGCAGCAAGGCCAAACAAGACCAGGAATACGCCACCAATGATGAGTCCGGCTGGTGGAAAGATTAGGGCCACGCCAGCACTGACTGCTACTGCACCGGCTATTTGTAGTGAGGTTCCCATGACCGCCTTAGATAAAGAATTGTGGGACAAGTTGTTCAGCCTCTACTCTACCAACTGTTGCCCTATCAAAGGCGATGACTGCTGCCACTGCTGCGTCAATCTTTCGAGGTGAGCCTCGATGCTCTTTTACAATTCTTGGTCCCAAGCGGTCAATCTTGACAACCGAGTTAGTCAGGTGTCGTTCAAGTAGTGGGTTGCCATCATGGATCATGGTCTGTTCGGTGACCGAGGTGTAGAACTTCTGGCAAGCACTCACCATCCGACTCGGGCTAGTTGATGGGAACTCAATAACTGGCAAGCCCATCTCAAGCATTGCATCCATAGATCTTTGCCAGCGATAAGGGTCACAAGCAATCTCTTTTACGGTGTGAGTTGAGCAGAATTGGATGATTTTATCTTCGACTTCTTGGGTGTTTACACGCCAATCATCGGTGTCCTCGGGCTGCTTTTCCCATGTGTGAATCATAAACAGGTAGGGCTTTTCATCCTCTTTAGGTATTGTGCAACCGACTAAAGCTGTGCAGTCACCATTGAATGAGCCGTCAAAGCCAATGATTATCTCTTCATCAGGTAGCAATTCACGCTCTTCAGACAAGGGTTGCCAGGTGCCGTTAGGCAACCAAGCGTTCATCGAGCTCACCCATTGGTTCAATCTCTTAGTTCTAAACTCTGGCTCTGGTGTTCGCCTAACTGCTGAGGCAAAGTCATCGGCAGAAACTAAGTCATCGTATCCAGGGTTTGCAGACTTCCAGATCTCGGGGTCATGATGATCTGCCTCATCTTGAGCTGCCCACCAAGCCATAAAGAAGGCTGGGTCAACTACTTCACCGCTGGCAACTCGCTTTCCGTACTGGAATAAGTTGTAAGCGATTGAGTCTTGTCCGGTCATGTCAGTCTTTTGACCTGCTGTGGTGATGGCGATTAACTGACCAAGCTTGCCTCGGTTTCCCATAGCTAGCTGGAATACATCGAATAGAGTCCGGTCCTTGTGAGCGTGGAGCTCATCCATGATGACTCGGCTAGGGTTTAGACCTTCCTTAGAATAAGCCTCAGCAGAAACAACTCGGTAAACGCTATTGGTAGATGGCACAAAGATGGCATCCCGATACAAGGTGCAAAGCTCTGATAGCTCGGACTGCTCAACCATCCTCTTAGCTTCACCGAATACGATTCGAGCCTGTTCCTTTTCTGCTGCAACTGAGTAAACCTCACCGCCCTCGATGCCCTCAGCAATCAAAGAATAAAGACCAAAGGCAGCCGAGCTTAGAGCTGACTTTCCGTTCTTTCGAGGCATCCCGATTAGGGCAGTCCTAAACTTGAGCCCATCATCGGGGTCTTTG